ATAATCCTCATACATCAGGAACAGATCATGCTCATCAGGAGTCATCTTCTCTGTCCAACCTAATAACTTAGGCACAGGAATGATTACACCTTGGTCTAGAAATATCTTTCTTGCAACCCATTTAGCATATTTGTATGTTCTGCTACGTTCCATAGATCTATATATGATCTTTAACTTAAGACCTGGAGTCTTCTGACTGATAAACCAATCAAATGGATTTAAAACATATGCGTCATCTAAGAAGCTTGTTTTACCTGATCCAGTGAGGCCACCTATCAGTGTGTACATAGACTTTCTGATGCCAATATATCTGTTCAATCTTTCAAAACCCATAGGTATACCATTGTTCCTACCATCTAGGCCTGCTTGAACTTCTCGTTTTAAATCTTCAAAACTCATATATCCATACCTTTAATTGGTTCAGCAGATTCTTTGATCGTCTTACCCTCTCTTATCAACTCAATGAATGGTTCAAATGACCTCTGGTTGAGATAGGTGAGACTGTTCTGCATAAATGTAAGTCTATTGACTTTTGTCTTAATTGAATTCTCTTTCTTCTGCAGTATTTCGTATTCTAATGCTGCTATGAGCTCTGTAGGTTTGTACTCGCCTTCTCCAACAATGCTGTCGAATTTGATTTTACACTCATCTTTCTTTACACGCATACCACGTGTACCTGTAAATGATTGACTCTTATATGTGAAGGTGTCAGTACCTGGGTACATCATCCACCACTTATCAAAGTCAGAATCTGTTTTCTTCTTCTTAGCTATCTTAGGTTGCTCTATCTTCTCATTAAGAAAAGACAAAACTTCATTACCTATGATAGTAATCTTATTTGACTCTGACAATAGACCTTTTCTGCGTACAGTTTGATGTAACATTTTCATCTTACTATCATCTGTACACATTTCATCTACATCATTGCCTTCTTGAACAAGTGTTATGAAGCATAACATGTCTAAGCTGTAGCCAGCTTTAGTCAGCTCCTTAAAATGGGAGAACGTTAGCGTGAGGTTCATTATGTTTCTCTAGGATTTTATCTGTGTCTATTACTTCAATACGAGCAGGTTGTTTCTGATTTAATTCTTTCTGAATTGCTTCGTTCCACTCCTGTCCTTCTTCATGCAAATATATGAAATCCTTGAGATATTCTCTCTCCCAATCCTCAATTATTTTTAGGTTCTTCATCTTTATATCCTTTATTATTCCAAAAATAAGAACAACTTAATGTTGCAACACCAAGACCAACATGGTGATTGTCAAACATGAAATCTAATTTATATGGAGGGTCACTAAAAAATGATTGTCCTAGTTCTTCAGCCTTAGCTGTATATCTGTGGCAGTTCAGTCTTAGTAGACAACTACCACCTTTGCACATTGAAATATCTGGCATATTTTTAATTTTAATTGTTATTCTGCAGCCCAACCAAAGAGTATGTATTTACCTGCTCTCTCTGTTGTAGACTTCTTATATGTTATCTTAGCTACTGTAGGATCAGATTTGATTAACACCTTACGCATTACAATCCTCGTAGTTTTTTGATGCTTCTCTGTATATGCTCTAGCCATCTTAACAGCATCACCTTTGGTCATACATGAAGCTATCACCCCATCTTCAAAATAGTTTTCCACTTCATATTTAAGAATCCATTGCTTTGTACCAGGTGTAACTACATGCTCCACTTGAGACTTAGTCTTGTTCTTATTAACAATTGGATCTAATATACATATGCCAGCACAGTCTCTTTTATGTAACTTATCTTGTTGCATCTTTACATACTCATCAAAGCTTTTCTTACTTCTTCTAAATTGATCTGTAAGGTCATCAATTGTATGTGTTGTACTAATTGTACCATTATATGAATCATTTCCTGATTCTACTTCTGCCTCTGCAACAGCATTAGTATATGCATCTGATAATGTTTTACCATATGCTGTCATTTCAAACCAACTTGCTCCCATAATTGTGTTTTTTTATTTTACTTCAATATGATTCCTACCATCATTCCAATATGTTATGTCACCATACCATACAAAGAGTTCTTCGTCAGGTTGGATGAGTCTTGTAGCAACAAACTCAAACGTGTTGCGTTCTATGTTGGATCTCCAAGCAGCGTTGGCTGTGTCTGAATGATTATAAAATGAACCAAACCCACCAGCTACCACTTGTTTCTCCCATTGTCTACCAGAATCTTGTGGCCAATTAAATCTGTAGTCTATTACACAAGGAGATATTTCTCCATTTTGCATACCTATATCAAAAAAGGGACACTCTTCTATAATGTCCCCTTCAAATATTATCTTGTCTGCAAATACTCCCCAGCCATGTATACTGCTTGGAGCCATATAGACTTTTGTTGATGGATATATACGCATATTAATCTTTTATACGTAGGCCAAACTCTAAATCAAACCATTGAAAGTTTGCTTCAGCTCTTGCTTTGTTTATTTTAAATACCTTTTTCATTAATGGTACAGCATATGCTTTGAACTCATTATGTTGTTCTTGAGTCATAGTCCATTTGCTGTACCACTCTTTTGTCATATATGCTTCTTGCATAGACTTACCAACCATTTCTAGTTGATAACTAACAAGATGGTCGCCTATGTTTTCTCTATTTATCTTTGCCATTAGAATGTGTCTATAAGTTTAACTATTTCATCGTAGTCATACGTATCTCCTTCTTGTTGTGCTTTCATTAATAGCTTTGCAACTACTTTACCACATTTCTTAGCTACATCTATACCTGTATATGGATCTTGTCCTACAATTGGTAGGAATTCCAATACTAATTCTGCTGCTTTATGTTTGTTGTCCATTAGAATAATGTCATTTGATTAGGATTAATAATAATTTTACGCTTTCTACCTTCATACTGTATTTTGTGCATGATTCTCTCAGCACGCTCTATATAATATGCATGATTGATGTTATCTAGAGGATGATCTGGTAATAGATGATTACATACTTTCATCACCCATTCGCCTGCTTCAACTTGTGATACATCAACAGCTGTGCTATCTGAATTCTCATTCTTAACCTTCAATAACTTCTCACCTGTATTACTTACATAATATCTGATAAGTTTATTGTAGACTGTTCTGTTTTCTTTCGAGTGTCCTTCGTAGTGAAAGTCTTTACTAGCTTTCTGTCTGAGACAATAGTCATAAATATTTGTGTGATTATGAATAGTGGTAGCCACAGGCACATCATTAACAAAAAACTGCTCCAGTGCAATAGGTACAATCCTAGCACTCTTATTTTTGTGCAGCTCAAAGTCAGTAAGGAAATCTCCTTTCTTTTTAATTTCTCCATTGGTTTTAATTGCTAAATAGTCATTAACTGTTGAGAATATAATCTTTTGATAATCAGTGCGTTCAAGCTCATATTTAGTAGCTTCCATCCACCAACTATTAATCTCATGCATCTTATCTATTAATGATTTATTAACCATAATAGTTACACCATCTGTATTTGCAGATATAACATGTATATCAGCTAATTCATATGCTTCGATGAGCATAAGAAGACTCAATTCACCTGTAATAGTTGTGAACATCGTTAGTTGTCTATCATAGATCCAAGACAACATATCACTAGACTTACCATACACAGAGTTAACTGCAAGCTTTAATGCACCAACAATACCTGCTATCTTCTTATCCTTATTAGCTAATGGCTTTAGTTCAAGTCTTTTCTCAAACATAGCCCTATATCCTAAAAGAAACTCTTTACCCAAATGACCAGGATATCTGCCATTATTAATAATAATAGCTGGATAGTAAGAGCTAACATCCCAATCAACAATAATGTTGTCATTATCAGCTTCAAATACCTTTGGTTTGTTTTCTGTATGTAAGCCACCTTTGGCAAACGTGTAGATATTTTCATAAAACATTAATGATTCTTTGAATTCATCTTTCATTGTCAAACGCTCTCTACTAACCTTCTTTAAGAATGCTTGTAGCTCTGGTGTCTGGAATGATATGTAATCAGCAATACAATCTCTCACCTTAACTTCAGTTCTAAACAATCCTTTCTTTGGTAGATCAGAATACTGTATACCTTTCTCTTGGCAATAGTATTTCTTAATCATCTCATCACCAATCTTACTATCTGAATAGTTTAAGCATGGAATGCCAAACTCTTCGTATATGTCTTGTCTTAGTTCTATCTGATTATTATCCTTATATAGTGGATGTTCAGTGTTACCTGTTGTTACCTTGTAGAATTCATACGTAGCCATAACATCATTACGACAGTAGTCTATTGTTAGAGCTATCTCGTCTTGTGTCATGTTCTCTTTAGTATGATGGATAGGCATCTCTTCAATGTTCTCCAGATCCATCTCAAACTCTAACCTTTTTAGTGAGACCATTCTATTCTTGTTATCATAATGATTAATCTTGAATAGGTCTAACTGTTTTAGTGATAACCATTCCTCTCTATATTCAGGGAATACATCATAATTAGCATCATGTATTGTGTCTGCAGCCTTCTGTGCTATCATAGCACATATCTCTAGTCCACTCAACTCATGCCAATTCTCATAGTTCCTAATTATATGCTCAACAACCTGACTATCAAAGCGTAAGTTGTTGTAGCCCACCCAATAATGCTCATCATGTTGTTCAGTGAATCTAATGAATCCATCTAATTGATTGGTCCACCTACTCACCTGAAACTCGTATGTTACATCACTCTCTGGATTGTATATAACAATAAGAAACAGTTCTTTCAGTGTTTCAATATCATAGATGAGTACGTTCATATAGTTCTATTAATTGTTCAACTTTTAAATACACAGTGGGAAATTGTGCTGGTTTGTACCATTTATCATCTTTATACCTAACATAATTGTTTTCTGTTATCCATTCTAATAAACTTAACATAATTAAAATGTTATTTGTGGTGTAACAAAACTAAATTTTATAGGCTCACCTAATTCATAAATTTTAATCTTATCCTTAGCATCTAAATATGTATCAGGATTTTCATTGAAATCATCAATTATGTCTTTTTTTGTACCTACTACCCATGCTTCTGTATTTTCATACATTACAACATATTGTTTTTGTTTAGCTTTTGATAGTTCTTTAACTAAGTGAGCT